TATTAAGGCATATGTTGACGCTCAAGTTACAGCTTCTGATTTAGACTTCCAAGGTGACTCTGGTGGTGCATTATCAATTGATTTAGATAGTGAAACATTTACAGTTGCAGGTGGAACTGCTATTAGCACATCTGGTTCATCAAACACATTAACAGTAACACTAGACGACACAGCCGTAACTGCTGGTTCTTATGGTTCTTCAACTGCAATTCCAACATTTACAGTTGACGCTCAAGGACGACTAACTGCTGCTGGTACAGCTTCTATATCTTCAAATATGGGAATTGCTGGGGATAGTGGTACAGACACAATCACAGTTGGTACAGATACTTTCACAATTGCTGGTGGTACTGGATTAACATCAACTGCTACAACAGATACAATTACTTTAGATATTGATAGTACAGTCGCAACATTAACTGGTTCTCAAACACTAACTAATAAAACAATCAATAGTGCTTCTAATACAATCACTATTACTGAATCAAATATTTCTGATTTAGGTTCTTACATTACGGCTTCAAGTACAGATACATTATCTAATAAAACAATTGATAGTGCTTCAAACACAATCACATTAGATTTATCTGAAGGTACTTTAACTGGTACAACTGCGGAATTTAATAGTGCATTAAGTGATGGTTCATTTGCTACATTAACAGGTACTGAAACATTAACTAATAAAACTTTAACAAGTCCTGCGATAGGGACTACTATGACGCTTGCTGATGACGTTCAAATACAATTTGGTACTGACAACGATCAACAAATTTATAATACTAATTCAGGACTTATCATCAACGATAGTACTGGTGGCGGTATTGATATACAAAGTGTCAATGGATTAGTATTTAAAACAACTGGTGGAATGATGGATGGTTATATTGGTTTGCCTCAAACATCCTCAATAACATTATCCGCACCAGGAAATGGTGTGATTTTTGCCACTGGTGCTGAAGGCAGTTCTACTAATTTTGCAACTTTGTATAACAGTAGTGGTGTTACATTAGCATCATCCGTTGCCAATGCAAACATCAATTTAAATCCTAATGGTACAGGTAATATTACTTTATCAGCTGACGAAATTTATTATGGTGACGCTGACTCTACACAGACAGTAATTGATAATGCTGGAACAGGTGCTTTATACATACAAAACTCAACAAGTAATATTACGGTTTACAATGGTGGAAATATAGAGATTAATCCTAATTCAGGTAATACTGTTACTATTTCTGGTGATACAACAGTTTCAACAAATTTAACAGTTTCTGGTAACTTAACTGTAAACGGAACAACAACAACTGTTGCTTCAACAAATACAACAATTAGTGACAACTTAATAGAGTTAAACTCTGGTGCAGCTTCAAACGCTAATGATACTGGTATCTTAATCGAAAGAGGAAGTACTGGTGACAATGCGATTATGGCTTGGGATGAAAGTGCTGATAAGTTTATATTTGGTACTACAACTGCAGCTGCAAGTGACACTGGTGATTTAACAATTGCAAGTGGTACAATTGTTGCTTCAACTTTTGAAGGTGCTTTAACTGGTAACGTAACTGGTGACGTAACAGGAGATTTGACTGGTAACGTAACAGGAGATTTAACTGGTAACGTAACAGGAAATGTAACTGGTGATGTAACAGGTAATGCCGACACAGCAACTACTTTAGAAACAGCAAGAACAATTGCTGGTCAATCATTTGATGGTAGTGCAAACATTACAATCGCTTCAACTGATTTATCTGATACAGCTGATATTACGTACTTAACTGGTACTCAAACGTTGACAAACAAAACGATTGCTGCTGGTTCAAACACGATTTCAGGCCTTACATCTTCACACTTTGCTAGTGCTGTAACACTAGTAATTAATGATTCAACTGGAACTGCTGTTAAGACAATTGTTGGTTCTGCAAGTTAATAATCAATTAATCTAAACCGATTTTTAGACACACCATAATTGCGTCTTTGCAACGCCTGATAATCGTATAAATAGTATAAAAGGATTAGTATGGCCAACCCAGCAACAAGAGAAGAATTAAAACAGTACGCTTTAAGAACATTAGGCAAGCCTGTCATTGAGATAAATGTAGATGACGATCAGGCTGAAGATAGAATAGATGAAGCGTTACAATATTTCGCACAATATCACTATGATGGTGTTGAAAGAACATACCTTAAATATCAAGTAACTCAAGCAGACGTAGATAGAATCAAATCTCCTGATGGAGATACGTCTTCAAGTGTAACTAAAAATTCTGTAACTACTGCGTGGACTGAACAAAATAATTTCATAGTAGTGCCAGAAGCTGTATTAGCAGTTACAAGAATATTTCCTCTTTCAAATAGGGGTAATCAAAATATGTTTGATGTTAGATACCAATTAAGATTAAATGATTTATATGATTTTACATCTTCTTCAGTTATTCATTATGAAATGGTAATGAAAAATTTAGATATGTTAGATCACATATTAGTTGGTGAAAAACCTATTAGATTTAATCAATATAATAATAAACTATTTGTAGATATGGATTGGAAACATGACATATCTGTAGGAGAGTATCTTGTTATTGAGTGTTTTAGAAAACTAGACCCTACCGTTATGACAGACGTTTATAACGACATATACTTAAAAAGATATGTTACTGCATTACTTAAAAAACAATGGGGTTCTAACTTATCTAAATTTAATGGTGTTGCAATGTTAGGTGGTGTTACACTTAACGGTCAACAAATATTTTCAGAAGCATTAGAGGATATAAGAAAATTAGAAGAAGAAATAAGAGGCACATACGAAACGCCTATAACGTACATGATAGGATAATGCCATGCCAGTTAATCATTATTTCCAAGGTGGCAACGGAATCGGAAACGACTCTGAAAAAAGATTACACGAAGATTTAATTATAGAAGGCCTAAAGATATACGGCCTAGATAATTTTTACTTACCAAGAACATTAGTCAACAAAGATTTAGTTTTAGGAGAAGATACTCTATCTAAATTTGATCAATCTTACATGATTGAGATGTACATGGAAACTGCTGAAGGTTTTGGTGGTGAACAAGAATTAGTATCTAAATTTGGTTTAGAAATTAGAGAAGACACAACATTTGTAATTGCAAAAAGAAGATGGCAAAATCAAGTTGATAATACAGCAAATATTATTGTAGATGGTAGACCTAACGAAGGTGATTTAATTTATGTACCATTAATGAATAGTTTTTTTGAGATACAATTCGTAGAAGATCAGGAACCATTCTTTCAACTAGGTAACTTACCTGTCTATAAATTAAGAACAACTAGATTTGAATATAGTTCAGAAAAACTTAATACTGGTATGCCAGAAATTGACGTTGCTGAAGATAGATTATCTATAGACCAATTACAACATCAATTAACATTAGAAGATGGTGGTGGTATCGTGTTAGAGGATTCTGATACTACATTAAACACTATAAACTTCTTATTGACAGAAACACACGAAGATATAAATCTTGCAACACAAACTAGAGATTACGCTGATAACGCCACGTACAATGCTGACGCTGGGTTTGATACTGCTAGTACAGGTGATGACATATTAGACTTTACAGAAAGAAACCCTTTCGGAGAGGTTGATGAAACATAATGTTTGGAAAACAATTTTACCACGAATCATTAAGAAAAATTGTTGTATCATTTGGTACAATATTCAATAACATTATCATTGTAAGAAAAGATGGCGATGGTAGTACAATACAAAGATTAAAAGTACCTCTTGCATATTCGCCTAAAGAAAAGTTTTTAACAAGATTAGAACAACAACCTAATTTAGATCAAAGAGAAATGGCAATATCATTACCTCGTATGGGTTTTGAAATTGCTGGTTTGTCTTATGACTCATCTCGTAAGTTACAAAGAGTTGGTAAGTTTAAAAATGTAAATACTTCAGACGCAACTAAACAATATTATCAATACAATCCTGTACCTTACAATTTGTCATTTAACTTATATTCATTTACAGCAACTGCTGAAGATGGTCTATGTATTATAGAACAAATACTACCATACTTTCAACCAGACTATACAGTTACAGTAAATGCAATACCAAGTATGGGTATAAAAAGAGATGTACCAATAACACTAAATAGTGTTGATTATCAGGATACATATGATGGTTCATTTACACAAAGAAGAGCTGTAAACTATACATTAAACTTTACAGCAAAAACTTATCTATATGGCCCTATATATTCTAGTAAAGTTATTAAAACTGCTCAAACAGATTT